AATAAGTTTAGCCAGAACTTTATCTTCAAATTTAACATTTTCTGTCTTCAGTATATTTCTAAGTCGTTCAAAGAACTGACCTTGTAATTGTACGGACTGTCCATTCTTTACACGAAAATCGATGACAGTACATCGTGAGTGTAAAGGTTCAATGATCTTGTTAATAAAGTTGCAAGTAAAGATGAACCTACAATTACTATGGAACTCCTCCACAGCAGCTCTGAGCGAGAGTTGAACATCGTTGGTTGTGTTGTCTGCTTCATCTATAATAACTACCTTATGAGATGCCCCAGAGGTCAGTGAGACCGTTGAAGCAAATGTTCTGATCCTGTTCCTCACAGTGTCTAGGAACCTACCCTCATCAGATCCATTGATCATGATGTAGGATGCATTAATCTGTTCACAGAGTGCTTTGGCGATGGTAGTTTTACCAACACCAGCAGATCCAGTAAGCAGAAGATTAGGTAACTCACCTTGAGAAACGAATCCTTTAAATACTTCCTTAATACTTTGAGGAAGTATACAATCATCAATAACTTTTGGTCGATACTTCTCGACCCATAAAAATTCTTTGTTCATTAAACGCACCAAGTAACCCAAGAATAACGTATGCCACTAGTCACTGTCATGACTTCGTGAGGGAATAAAAACACAGAAGGGAACGCTACAACATCACCCTTCTTTAAATCTACACGATGCTCATTCCAGAATAGAAGTTCTCCACCTTCATAATCATCGTTTAGTACACCAATCAAACTAGTGGTGGGTATACCACGAACCTTACCATCAAACATATCATGGATATGATCGTGATGTGGTTCAATAGATTCACCAACAGAATACTTGTTGAACTTTATGTCACCTGTAGTTGACCAGAAAATATCAGAATTGGTATTCTCTTTAACAAAATACTTTTTGTTATATGTTACACAAAGATCTCTGATATATGGGAAGACTTTCTGGCGACACTTTTCATTCTTTACTGTTTGAAAATCTCCTTTACTATAAGAAGATTGTTCCTTTGCATCGTACCAACCATGATCTTCCCACCTATCTTTCTTTTCTAATCTCTTGATTATAGAATCACATACATCCTCTGGTAGAAGATTCATTTTAAAAATGTAATCTTTAAGATGAGGATATTTTAAACTCATGCTGGTTCTAGTGCAATGTAGTATGTGAGATCTGTATCACAATTAGTCCATTCAGAAATCAACTGAGAAGATACCTTCACAGTATAAGAACCTGGTACTAATCGAATGTTCTCAATCTTAACATCAAGTGAGTAACTCCCTTCGAAATCACCAGAAGCAGTTTGCTCAAATGTATTACTGGTATCATTCTCCTTATCCCGAATGATCAATCTGATAGATCCGTTTGTAGTATCGAATGTAAGATCTGGTAGATCATACACAGATGATGCTTTCTGTAAAGCAAACAGTTCCTCAGCAGTAATGCCAAAAGAGATATCTCCACCAGGAAACTTTACATTCTTCTCTGGTGCAGACTTGAGCGTAATTTCAGGGTCACTAAAATAATACTTAACAGAGCGACCACCGCTACGAATAGTGACATAATCCCCAGAGGTGAAGTCCAGTTCAGGATTGTCAAACAAAGAAAGACCTGAAAGAAACTGGCTAAGATCATATATAGCGAAGTCAGTTGGAAAGCTCTCTTCGCAGGTGTACTTAGCAAGGATGTTTTCTCCGTTGCTGATTGTTCTGATAACATTACCTTTCCTAATAACAATAGATGAATTAATCGTACTGTAGTTTTTAAGTACGTTTAATGTTTGTGATGATAGTTTTACTTTACTTGTCATAGTCAACTGTGAAGGAAGTGGAGCCTGTGTTTGCTGCATCTGCTGATGCTCTTTTGTCATTGAAGTGTAGAAGGAGAATTCCATAGTGAATAATTTTAATAATGTCTTTACGTGCTGATCCTTTGCGGTCATAACGTGAAGCATATTTTAGAACATTACTTCTACAGAATGCTTCAGCATCTCCAACAGAATCAATGAGGTCAAGTGTTTGTACATTACCAGAAGAGTAGTGTCCTCTATAGGTGTTACTAATGTACTCATGAATCTCTTTAATAAGTTCGTCTTCGTTATACTTCAAGGTGTCCATACATATTGAATATCTTTATAATAGCACTCTTTTTGCGAACCGTCAAGTTTAAGTACTGTGATCTTATCTTCATGGACTTCTTGGACTCTGGCAGCACCTTCCTCAAGGGATACGATGCTACCGATGAATCTACAATCGCTTGATTTAATCATTTAAATAATCCTTTTCATTTTGATAGGGTTTGATTTCTCCTGTATAAATTTTCCATCCATAATGGATCTCAGGAAACAACCATTGATCTACTCTATAACAATACTGCCAGTTGGTAGGGTGGATACAATTAAGAACCACCACTGTCCAAAAAGCAGTAACGTAATTAAGAATCTGAGTCATAGTGACCTGCCACATCCTTAACGTAACATGGTACACCAGCAGGGTCTAACCATTTAGCGTATTCAGGATCCTCAAGAGCGAGATCTAATTGAATAGAACTATCCAGATAGTACATATCATTGTACCTTCTAGTATACTCATTGAACTTTTGAATACGATAGTCTGGTTTACCATTCAATTCAATAACACCGTCTTCAACATAACGATATGGGAATCTTTCTAAAATGATATTCATGATACCTCCTCAGTAGTTTCTACATCTGCATCAATCTTATCGTATAGGTCAATGAAGGATTGTTTAGTCTCTTCATCAAATCTATTTACACATACCTTGATTGCTTTCATGCGATCATTCCAGATTGCAAAGGCACGAATAATGTGTACAAGTCTACGAGTCGAAATGATCTCATCGATACCACCATCCTTAAATGTTCTACGAATGATGTCTGACCACTGTGCTAAATTCTCACAAAACTTCTCGTCAAGTACACCTAGGTTAGCAGCAACCTTCTCAAGGATTCTCTGCTCAGTCTTAGGAGTAGGATATTCTTGCTCGAAGGTCAAAGCAAATCTTTCTAAGAATGCTTCGTTCAATACGTTAGTACCGATGAATCTACCATCGTCAGAACCTTTACCTTTAGTGTTAGCAGTTGCGATTACATTGAATCCTATCGCAGGTCTGACCACTTTACCGATTTTTTTGAGGAACACCCCTTTACCTTCAAGTATGGATTGGAGGCATAGGATTTTGTTACTAGCCAAGTCAACCTCATCGAGTAACAAGATTGCTCCTCGTTCAAGTGCTTCAACGACAGGTCCGTTATGCCAAACAGTTGCCCCATCAACAAGGCGAAACCCACCCACAAGATCGTCTTCATCAGTTTCAATAGTAATGTTTACACGAATAAGTTCACGTCCTAGTTGAGCACATGCTTGCTCTACACTAAGTGTCTTACCGTTACCAGATAGACCAGTAACGAAAGTTGGATAGAACATGTTGGAATTGATAATTCTCTTAACATCAGAGAAGTTACCAAATGGTACATAGTTAGGATCTTTTTGAGGTACAAGATCTTGCTCTACTGCAGGTGATGCTGGTAGTCCTTCATAGACTCTTTCTAGTTTTTCTGCAATAGTAAGATTCCATCTGCCTCTAGAAACTTTCTGAAAGTTTGGAAGTTTGTTAAGACGTTTTGTTAGACTCTGGACTTGAACATTAAAATGTGAAGCAGCAGCCTTTACGTCATTAGAATCGATCTCAGACTTGCCTGTAAAAAATGAGTTGAGATCTTCGTTTGTAAATTTTGCTTGGAAAGGCATTGGATTTCTTGTGTATGATATAAGTATAAGGGATGTGGTAACGTTTGTGTACCATGAGTGGTCAGTTTGTTAACTGACCATCTCGGCGAAAGCACTTAGTACTTTTTTGTTGGTGGACTTGCTCTTAAGCATCTTTTTGAATGCTCTGGTAATTTGTCCTTTAGATGCATCAGATGCAACTTCAAACTCAGTCTCTTCATCTAAAGATTCTAACCTTAAAGCATACAGTGCAGAATAAGCTACAGCATCAGGAATGATTGCAGACTTATGTTTCTTCCACTGCTGTTGTACATCATCGTACTTAGTAGAATCAGCATAGCGAGATACGAAACTTGATAGTTCGCCACCTTTACATAATCTGATTCCAATGATGTTTACTTCTGGGAACCTATCTCTTACTTGTTTGATCAAGGTGTTAGTAACGTGAACATAAGAAGATAAGAATTGAGGATATACTCTTCCAGTCTTACGATCTCTTAGTACACAATACTCACCAACTGAAACAACACGTAGTTTTTCATCTTCATCTAGATGATTCATTACCTTCTTAGCAAATTGAGCATATGTGCTATCACCATCAGATAAGATAACTACATTAACTTTCTGAAGATCATTATCTTTCTTGAACTGAGGTATCATGTAGTTCAAACTAATGATTGCTTCATTCAATGGAGTTCCAGATAACTGCAAACCTTCTGTAGGTCTGTAGAATGTACGACACTCATATTGAAAAGACTCGTACCAAACATTCAAACACTGTCTCTCATAGTCACGTGCATTGCTACGTGATGAAATTAGGTTCATCATGTTGAACTCATCTGGATCAACAAATAGTTCTCCTTCTACAGCATTAGCATAGTCTCTACTACCGTAGTACCAACCAGAACTGTATGAATCATCTGTTTGATTGTTCTTGATTCTATTGACTATCTTCCACTCATTTGTGAAAGCATATACTTCAAATGGAATCTGAACTTTCTTACAGAATGAAGTCAAGTTAAGAAGTTGCTTAACAGTTGAATGTATGCAATGAGACATAGATCCAGACCAATCTAATACAAAGATTAATCCATGATTCTTACCATCAGGTAGAACTGTTACCTTTTTGAAAAGGTCTTCGTTGTACTTGTAAGTGTGTAATTTTGCTGTGTCTAATACTCCAGTTCTAGCAGTAGCAGCACGAGCATAAGAGTCAGCAGATTTCTTCATCTCAAACTCTTTTACAAGATAGTTAACTTCTTTCTGAGATTGCTTACGAAACTTCTGGTACTCAGTTTTTGCTTGATCGAAACCAGTAGTTTCTCCAACATAATACTTCTCAATATACTCTCTTTGATCTTCAATGTATGCTTCACGTCTTTGATCAATCCAGTCATGGATTTCTGTCCAGTCAACAGTGATCTTATTGATATCTAATTTCTTAGGTAACTCAACATACTGGTTAGGTCTTCCATGATAATCCTTACGACTTAAACTTTCAGTTTGCTCATCAAATGCTTGCTGAGTTCTAACCTCATCATCATCGTAAGATTGTCCACCCATACCACCAGTAGTATCACCATTATCAGCAGAAGGTTGCTGAGATATTTTGAAACCACCTTCATCACTTTGGTCACCGTCTTCTCCACCTTCACTGCTTTCAGTTTCCTGTTCTGCTGAAGTAGAATTTTCACTGTGATCTTGTGATCCTGTTCCTGATCCTTCTTGACCTTGCTCTGCTTTGCCTAAACTTTCTTTCTGTCTTTTCTGCTCACCATATACATCCTTAGCAATTTCAAGTACTTCTTCAAATGTTTCTGCTGATTCAGTACGTTTGACGAATACAACTTCATCTTCTGCAAAAGGAATCATTGCATAAGCACCAACCTTACAGTGAAGATTGATACGATCAATCAATGTTAACTGGTCTAACTCTTCACCTTCGATACCAAAGAAATCATCGTCACTCAATTCTCTGTAAGCAGTGTTAAAGATCTTTGGTAGACCAGCATACTTACGTTTGATTAACTTCTCGATACGTGCATCTTCGATGACGTTAACGAATTCCATAGGAGCACCAAACTCTGATGGGTCTTCATTAGGTGTGAACAATGCATGTCCAACCTCGTGACCTACTAGCATATCATATACAGTGTTACTAGCAAGATCCCACTTAGGTAACTGAAGGACTCTTCTCTGTACATCAAATGATGCTGTTGAAATGTCTGCACGATGCTCTACAATAAGATTCTCAGTAGCAAGCAATCTAGCAAGGTTACCTTTGATTTCGTTTTGTAGGGTCATGCTTCTCTTTGTTTGATATACCTATATTACACCATAACACCATGAAGTAAACCACCCTACTACCAGTTTGTTAACTGGCACACTAGTATTCAGATAGTGTACTGTAGTTCTTTGGTTTCTCTACTATAAGGGTACGATCAAACTTATCACTCATAGATTCTTTATGAGAGATC